AGCCTATCTATTTGAACGAGAAGTCCAAAGGTAAGGTCGTAGAAATTTGTGATTTAAAAATAGGATTACCTAAAAAACCAAAGGTTGGAACATTAGGGACAAAAAAATCTAAGAAGAATCAAAAATGGGAACGTACACCTCTACCTGAAAATTGGGATGTAATCCCTACAAAAGACAAAGAATCTTTTGTGGCTAGAGAGTTTAAAAGAAGAGAAGAAGGGGTGTGGTTTATGAATAACGGAACTCCCACTTATATTACTGGAGCTCATTATTATTATTTAAATTGGTGTAAGATAGATATTGGATATCCTGATTATAGAGATAGGGATAGACGATTTTTTGTATTTTGGGATGCTTGTGTAAAAGATGATATGTCGTTTGGTATGCAAATGATTAAACACAGGCGAGAAGGAGCTTCTTGGAAAGGAGCTTGTTTAGCTCTGTATTATGCTTCTTCTAACTTTAACGCTCATGCTGGTTTACTTTCTAAAACTGGTACTGATGCAAAAGATTTATTTTTTAAGGTGGTAGATTTGTTTAGAAGTTTACCTGAATTTTTTCAGCCAATAATAGATGGTACTGATAATCCAAAATCTGTTTTATCATTTAAGAAACCAGGAGAAAGAATCACTAAGACAAATCAAAAGGTAAAAAAATCAGAAGCATTAAATTCTAAAATAGATTGGCGTAATACAAGAAATAACTCATATGACTCCTCAAAATTAAAATACTTTATGTCAGATGAGGCTGGTAAATGGGAAGAAGCAGATGTTTGGAAGAATTGGCAAATCGTAAAACCATGTCTTACTCAAGGTAGAGATGTAGTAGGAAAATGTTTTATGCCTTCTACAGTAAATGAGATGACAAGAGGTGGAGGAGCAAATTATAAAAGAATATGGGATTTTAGTGATGTAACAGATAGGGATGGCACAGGAAAAACTCGTTCAGGATTATATAGATATTTTACTCCTGTATATGATGGACTTGAAGGATTTATAGATGAGTATGGAATGTCTATGGTTAAAGAAGCGAAAGAATATACAGATGGAATAAGAGATGGATTAAAACATGATACAATAGCTTTATCTGAAAATAAAAGACAATATCCATATACTCCAGAAGAAGCATTTAGGTCTGACTCTAAAAAATGTTTATTTGATACAGAAAGAATATATCAACAATTAGAATATAATGAAGTAGCTGCAGATAAGTTAACAACGAATGGAGATTTTATTTGGAAGAACAACGAAAAGGACACGGAGGTAGTGTGGATACCAAGTAAAAATGGTAAATGGTTAATATCTTGGCTTCCTGAACAAGAAAGAAGAAATAGTAAAGTGGTTAGAAAAAAAGGAATCTTTCCAGGTAATGACGAAAAAGTAGTTGCTGGTTGTGACCCATATGACCACTCAACAACAACAAGTGGTAAAAGGTCAGATGCAGCTGCATATATATTTAGAAAATACGACATGACATCTCCTGAAGATACTCATGTTTTTGTTGCAGAATATATAAATAGACCCCCTAAAGTTGAAATGTTTTATGAAGATATGTTAAAACAATGTGTTTTTTATGGATGTCAAATACTAGTAGAGAACAATAGAGTGGGATTAATAAATTATTTTGAGATGAGAGGGTATGGTAATTATTTAATGGTTAGACCAGAAGTTACTCATACTGAGTCTAGTAGAAAGCAAACAACAAAAGGTATTCCTACTTCAGGTCAAGTAGTAATAAATGCAATAGCTGATTCTGTACAAGCTTATATATTTGATAATGTAGGTATTAATCAAGTTACTGATAAAATAGGAGCTTGTTATTTTAACAGACTTTTAGAAGATTGGTTAGAATTTGATATAGATAATAGAACAGAATATGACGCAACAATGGCGTCAGGAATAACATTAATAGCTGCTCAGAAATTTGCAGCCCCAAAAATACAAAAAAGAGTATTTAGTCCATTTGTAAGGGAATATAATAATAAAGGATTTACGTCAAAATTAATAAGAAATGTATAAAATAGAAAAACACGAATCATATCCTAATCCATTAGCCTCTAAAGAAGAAAAGAATCTACCATCATATGGTATGGCTTATTTTAAGAAAATGTATTCTGATTGGAAAGGAAATAAAAGTTCTTTACTTGAAAGAAGAACTAATAGATATCAAAAATTAAGAAAATATTCCAGGGGAATACAAGCTATTCAAAAATATAAAAATCTCATGTCTTCACATGGGGATAATACCTTTATGAATTTAGATTGGAATATAGTTCCTATTATACCAAAATTTGTTGATGTAATAGTAGGGAGTTTAACAAACCAAGAATATAAAATAAAATGTACAGCTATTGACCCTGTTTCTACTGAGCAAAGAAAGAATGATAAAATGGAAATGGCAGTTGATATTATGACATCTCCATTTATGAAGGAGTTGACTGAGTTGACAAAGTTACCATTAGAAGCTCAAGCAGGTGCTCCTGAAACATCAGAAGAATTAGAGCTTTATATGCAGCTTAATTATAAACAAGCTACAGAAATAGCTATGGAAGAAGGAATAGATTTAGCTTTTTCTATTAATGACTGGAAAGAAACTTCAAAAAGAATAATAAGAGATTTAGTTGATATAGGTATAGGTTGCTCTAGAGTACATTTAGATGGTAATGGTATAAATATAAAATATGTAGACCCAGAATATTTAATAACTTCACATACAGTTAATCCTGACTTTAAAGATATTGTACATGCTGGTGAAATAAGACGAGTATCAATACAAGAATTAAAAAGGTTAGCGGGAGACCAAATATCAGAAGAACAATATGCTGAAATAGCAAATTTATATACTGGAAAAAATAATAACCCTTCTAAATTCTCAAAAAATACTTTATTAGATAGTGGTATAGAATCTTTTGAGTATGACGGATTTATAGTTGATATTTTAGATGCTGAATTTAAATCGGTAGATAATTTAAATTATGAAAAGAAATCAAATAGATATGGAGGAACTACAACAATTAAAAAAGACAGTTCTTATAAACCTCCAAAAAAATCTAGATATAAAAGAGAACAAATAAAACCTTTAATTGAAATGTGGTATTCTGGTAAATGGGTTATAGGAACAGATTATATATTTGATTACGGATTAAAGAAAAATATGTTACGCCCTAAAAGTAATCTAGCTAGAACTTTAGGAGCTTATTCAATATACGCTCCTGATTTATCTAAAATGGATAACAAATCATTAGTTGAAAGAATGATACCTTTTACTGACCAAATTCAATTAGTTCATTTAAAAATGCAACAATTAATTGCTAAAACCAAACCTAAAGGAATGGCAATAGAGATTGGGTCTATTGAAGGGGTAAGTAAAGGTGATGGAGGAACATTTACATCTTTAGAGGTTCAAGATATATATGAGCAAACAGGTAATTTATATTATAGATTATTAGATGATTCTGGGGAACCACTAAATGCTAGACCTATACAAGAATTACAGGGTGGAGCTGGTCAATATTTGCAAGAATTAATTATGTCTTATAATTATTATTTAGATAGAATAAGAGATGTCACAGGAATTAATGAAGTAAGAGATGGTTCTACTCCAGCAAAAGATTCTTTAGTAGGTGTTCAAAAAATGGCTTTATTGGCATCAAATAATGCTACTAGAGGTATTAATGATGCATATACAAATATTACTGAAAGAGTGGGAAATACAACAGCTTTAGCTTTACAAGATTTAGTAAAATATAAAGGTCCTTATAAAGGATATATAGAAGCTGTTGGTGAAACCAATATGAAGGTTGTTGAAATCACTAAAGATGTTTATCCTATAGAAGTAGGTATAAAGATTGAAGCTTTACCTGACGAAATTGAAAAACAAATGTTAGAGCAAAATATACAACAGTCTTTAGCTCAAAAAGAATTAAGGTTAGAAGACGCTATTATGATTAGAAGTGTTAATAATATTAAATTAGCTAATCAAATGTTAGTTTTAAGACGTAAGAAATATATTGAGGAGCAACAACAAGAAGCAGCTCAAAACGCTCAAGTTAACGCTCAACAGCAACAACAATCTGCACAACAAGCAGCTCAACAGGCGGCTCAATTAGAACAGATGAAGACTCAATCCGAAGCTCAAAATAAACAATTAGAGTTTCAATTAAAAGAACAATTCGCTCAAGCTGAGCATCAAAGAGAAATAGAAAGAATAAAATTAGAGGGCGAAATTAAGTCTAAACATATAGAACAGGCTGAAGATGACTCTGATTTAGTTAGAGTTAAGAAGTAAAATTTTGAAATTTACGAATAATTTTGTATATTTGCAACCAATTTAATTAAATATATTATGGAAAATAACGAAAGTAACGCTATGTTAGCGCAATCTATGGGTTATAAACTAGTAGATGATGATGCTAAAAAAGAATCAACTGAAACAACTGAAACAACTGAAGTAAATGAAACAGTTGAAACAGAAAAAAACGAATCTACTGAAAGTGTAGATAATGAAAGTTCTTTGAAACAAAATTCGGATACTCCCGACTCTTCGGAAACAAAATCTG